AGATATATTACTTGAAAAAATTTCTTTTAAAACATTCAGGTCTGTAAAATTCAACAATGGAATGAGAAAAATAATGCCTCGAATGAAATTTGAATTTGACAAAATAGAAATAAATACTGGGCTTGAAAAATGGGGTGCTGTCAAAGATGAGATGTATTTTTGCATCCATTTAGGCAAAATTAAGTCTATTGAAAATGAATATTTACTAAATGAATAATAATAAAACCCTGCTGCACAATATGCCACAAAATTATATTAAGTCGAGAGGATTGTGTAGTTTTGTGGAAATTTAACGGCTATGCACTTGAAAAGTTGTGAGGCACGAACAATTTTTACAAGTGCAATGTTAGGGGCTTTATTATTATTTTATCGTGTCAATATTTAGTTACAAATCATTAAAAATAAGGAAAATGGATTTAAAACAGTTTGCAGGAATGCTAAACAACAGCACTGAAATATCTCACGAAGATAGTCAGAAAGCAAAAGAATTAGGTTTTGTGATAATATCGGGGCATTCTGATGATGTTATGTCTTTTGATGGGGCTATTGATAACGAAGGCGATTGCTATGATGGTGGGGTTGTCAAGTTCACAAAAAATACTGTGATTTGCAATGAAGAGGAATGCGAAGAGGCTATCCAACTGCTTGAAGATAATGGTTATTTAATTGAAGATATTAAAAAATCAGTTAATGAAATCGAAGCTCTTTGGTGTCCAGATGGAATTAATGATAATGAAGGTAATCATATTGACGGCATTAGTTGGGCTTATAAAACCAAAATTCCTCACGAAACTTTCTTTTTGAAAGAAGATGGTGAATTTTATTGTCGTGGAATTGTTTTTAATAAATCAGATTTGAAATAAACACAACAATTAGGGGCATAGTTTACCATTGCCCCTAACGAAAATTGCTTTATGCAGTTTTTGTTTTTCACAAAAATTAAATTAAAGCAAATGAAATGAATAATAAAACTCATAACATTTGCAAGTAAATAACAAATAAATAATTAAAATGGAACGCATAGAAAAAAAAGAGATAGATGTATTGAACGAAACATTATCTGAGTTGAAAAGATTTGAAAAAAGGCTTAAAAATCTAATTTCAGAATGTAAAAAAGGTGATAATAAATACTATTCAAAACATAGAGGCAATGTTAAAAGGTCTGCCATTGATTTAAAAAAACAACTTTCTGAAATAACAACTGCAACTGGTTCATTTGGTACTTATTATTACTCATAACGAATATGTATTTAAGCATACCCTTTTCGGGTTGCTTAAATACAATGTTATGCCTTTTCATCGGTGTAACATTTTATCAAATTATCAAAATATTAATCATAAAAATATTATCAAAATGAAAAAAGAATTTAATGGTATTCAGAATTTAATAAATGGCGAAGTTGAACATTTAGCTCACTTTAATTTTAGTGAATTAGAATTTATTGAAAATGAAAAAGAGTTTAAAACATGGGAAGCGACTATTGAAATAGACGATAAAATAAAAACGTTATATTTCAAAACTGATAGATACGTTTCAATCTTCATTCAAATTGGTGAGGATTACAAAAGAATACATTCGGAAGATAAAAGTATCAAATATTTCTGGATTGCAGTATTGTCTAATTAGGCATAACGAAAATGTGTTTATTTTAGTTGCGAAATTCACAAACAGTTAAAAAATAAAATGATATGGAAGGATTAAAACAAGATATAAAAGACGCACTTTACGATGCGACTGATTTAGATACTGGAGTAGTTGACTCAACGTATTTTAATTGCTTAATAGATAACTTACTAATAGAGCAATTAAATAAAAACGATGTTATAAGGCAAAGCGAACTGTTATTTAATTTACTAAGATTTGCAATGTCAGAGGTTTTTACAGACTTTGCTTTAAAAAATATAGTTAAACAGTTTGAAAACCAAATTAAATAATTGCTTTATAACGAAAATCTTTACACACCCTCATTATACTAAAAACCTTGTAATTAGGTGAAGCCCTTTAACTTAAGATGTTTCAACAATTACAAATAAAAAAACAAAACAGTATGATAATAACAAGAACAGACACAAGAGAAGCACTAGCGAATGCAAACAAGGCGCTTATAGCTGCGAAAAGTAGAAGTAGGAAAGTAATACACTTGACAAGGGATAATTTCGTAGAATGTATTAAAATTGATGAGGAAGTGATTCCTCGCCAAGAATGGGCAAAGCATTTGAATAAAGATATTTTTGATTTGAGAACTTTCAAACGGAAAGACTAAAACATGTTTTTAAACATAAAGCTATTCTTTCACATGTCGAAAAGAAAGCGTAGTTTTGCATAAGTTATTTGAGAAACTGAACAGATAGATTTAAAAGAGTATTAAACGAACGTGATTAGAGTACAGTAAACTACCTTTAGGGGTGTGGAAATGATTGAACGTGTAGCCTTTTATCATAATCTTAGTATTGTTTTTTAATATACCAAACTATCATTCATTCTGTTGGGGGGTGGTTTGGTTTTCGCTTCGATAGCTCAGTTGGTAGAGCGCTCAGGTTAACAGCCTAAGAGGTCGGTGGTTCGATTCCTCCTCAAAGCACTAAACCCCTTCGGCCTTTAATTAGGTTTGGCGAATTATTATATTTCAATCTTTGTTTTTTCCGAAAGCCTTACGATCGGGTTTAAATTATTTGTCAGTTTAATTCATTTACTTTAATATTTCTATTTTTCATAGTATTAGCCCCCTCGACATTGCGAAATGGTAGGGGGTTTTTGCATTTTATAATAATTATGCGTAAATTTGCAATAAAAAGATTATGGCAGCGAGGAAAGGTAATAAGTATAACGAAAGATGGACAGAGGTGGCTTCTAAGAAACTTTTTGACGAAGCTTTAACACTTGCTAAGAATGGCGCAATAACTTTAACAGATATCGCCAATGAGCTTGACGTGTACACTGACGTCTTTGAATACATATGCAATAAGCACAAAGACTTTAGCCCTATAAAAAAAAGAATCCTTAAACAGATTGAGAACAATACCTACAAGGGTGCTTTGAATGGCGATTATATTCCTTCTATAGCAATCTTTGGACTTAAAAACAATCATGGTTGGAAGGATAAGTCAGAAGTAGAGCAAACTGTTCATCAAACCAATGTAATAAAATTAGGCAGCGGAGAAAAACCAAAATAATGGAATTGTTGAGCAAACAAGAAAATGCAGTTTTTTATTTAAAAGACGATTCGACTACAGAGATTTTATACGGAGGGGCTGCTGGTGGTGGAAAGTCGGCTATAGGTGTATTATGGTTAATTGAAATGTGTCAAACTTATCCTAAAACTAGGTGGTTAATGGGTAGAGCTAAGTTGAAAACATTAAAAGAAACTACTTTAAATACATTTTTCGAGATAGCTTCAAAGTTTAACCTTAATTCTCAATTTACATATAATACGGTTAATTCTGTAATAAAGTGGAATAACGGAAGTGAAATTTTACTGAAAGATTTATATTACTATCCTTCTGATCCTGATTTCGATGAGTTGGGTTCTTTAGAGATTACTGGCGCTTTTATTGATGAATGTAATCAAGTAGTTCAAAAAGCTTGGCAACTAGTTAAATCAAGAATAAGATATAAGCTTAAGGAATACGATTTAATTCCGAAAATGCTTGGTAGTTGTAACCCTGCTCAAAATTGGGTTTATTCTACATTTTACAAGCCTTCAAAAGAAAATAAACTTCCTGATTATAGGAAGTTTATCCAAGCTTTACCGACAGACAACCCACACCTACCAGAGTCTTATTTAGAATCTTTGTTGCAAATGTCTCAAGCAAGTAAAGAGCGTTTATATTTTGGTAATTGGGATTACGATGACGACCCGACAAAACTATGCGATTATGATGCTATTTGTGATTTGTTTACTAATGACCATGTAAAAGGTGGACGTAAATATATTAGCTCTGATTTAGCAATGCAAGGACGTGACCGCTTTATTACTGGAAGTTGGGACGGTTTAATATGTTCTGTTGATATTGATTTGCAAAAAACTACTGGAAAGGAAATTGAAACGAAATTAACAGAGCTTAAGAATAATAAAGGCGTTCCGAATAGCAATATTGTTGCCGATAGTGACGGGTTAGGTGCTTACCTTGAGAGTTATATTCAAAATATTAAGTCTTTCCACGGTGGATCGTCTGCATTTAATAAGAATGATTTCGATAATATCAAAAGTGAATGTGGTTTTAAATTAGCTGAAATTATAAACAATGGTTTAATGAAAATCATTTGCACGAAAGAACAAGAAGAGCTAATTAAGAAAGAGCTTAACATCTGTTTAAAGCGTGATAATTTAGACGTAGATAAAAAGAAACTTATCAAGAAGCCAAAAATGAAAGAGCTTTTAGGTAATAGTCCAGACTATTTAGATATGTTGTTAATGCGAATGTGGTTTGAAGTACGACCAGTAAAAAGGGTAAAAGGATTCTCAAAAGTTTACTAAAATGAAAATAAAAGATATTTCTTTTTTTGATTATACCAAATTGGAAGGTGAAGAGCGTGAACACTATGATTTTGCAATAAAATATGGCAACATGAAAAGCTTTGATTTGTTTCAAATTGGGAGCTTTCTTGAATGTACTTTTGGATTTGTTAAAGAATTTCAGTACATACTAAATTCAAGGGACGAAAAAGGAAACTCTTTATTTACATTTGAAAAATACATCGAATTAGTTATTGACAATGTAACCCTAAAGCCTCAAAAGCTTAATTTTAAAGCTAAGATTCGTAAATTTATTGTAAAAATGCTAAATAAGGAAGCTGAAAAGAAAACCATAATCGCTTCAATGTCAATTTTTGATTTAATTAAAAGCTATAACTATGCAGTTGAACAGTTGTTTGCTATAAATAACATCGAGAATGCTAATTTAAGCCACGACCCAACGCCCGAAGAAAAGCAAGCTGGGATCGGTTTATTCCAAGATATGGGTAATTTTATACAACAACATAAGCTTTCTAAGTTCTTTAACTGTTCGTTTGATGAGGTTGAAAATAAGCAGTATAATGTTTGCTTTGTTGCCTTGAAATATGATTGTGATTTGGCACAGTATCAGCGTGAGATTAACCGAATTAGAAGCAATAAATAATACTAACTATGTTTTTAAACATTTTTTTACTAAATTTGCAATATGGAACAATTTGATATAATTAACGAACTGAGAACGTATGCAACTGAGCAAGGCTGGAAGTTTATCTACGCTTTAGATGATTTCGAGGCGAACGAAGTCATAATGCAAGATTTAGGCTTGAATGAACATGTGTTGGTCGCTGGGTTCAACTATACGCCCACTATTAAGAATAGACGTATTACTTCGATCAATTACAGCGGCTTGATGTCATTGGGGCGTAAGTTTGACGCTGATGGACAAGCCGCAATGTTAGACGAAACACAAGAGCAGAAACACGATAGAAGGTTGAAAGAATTAGTACAAATGCTTTCTGTTTGCATTGCTGAAATGGGATGTCGTGGAAATATGACAGCCGACAGCGGTTTGATACAACCCGACCCTGACAAGTTCGATGAGAATATTGATTTCGCAACTGCTAACACTGTTTCATTTATACAGTAATATTATGGCTGAAACTTTAAAAGAAACGTTTGAAAGCTGGCTAAATAAGATTCAGTCGGGACTTGTTGAGAGCTATAT